TGTTGAACCTGCGAGTGTTAGATCAAAGATTGTTGTGTTTTCCACCACTACCTTAGCGGCTTCATAAGCTGACATACCAGCAACAGATGTTTGTGTTACACTTGTGCTACCTGTCCATGCAACTGTATCATTCAAAGTAGGAGAAGTACTAAAAGATGTTGGGTGTGTTATGTTAGCTGTGTAGCTGTCTGCTAGAGATACATCGAACCTGATTACAGGTAGTACTCCACCATCAGCAGGTGTAGTGCTTAACTTACTAGCTATAGGGTTTCCGTAAACCCCATCTTTAGTTGTTTGTATTACACACTTAGCTTCTACAGTACCTGTTATTGGTACGTTTGCTAGTGCAGGTAAAGCGAATAGGGATAGTGCTGTTACTAGATACTTCATATTAAACCTCATTTATCATACTGCATATCGACCATTTGTTCGTGCAGTATCTGTTGTGCTAAATTATTTCTTAGGGCTTTCTTGTTGTCAGGTATTGTACCATCTTGTAGTCCAGCCGCGTCATTTAATGTACCGCCGTTTATATTGGCATTGTAGTACATAGCGATATTAGTTTGTTGGTTAATAGCCATGATAATGTCATCTTGACCTTGTGCCTTAAATAGAGTTAGAGCATTAGCAGATGCTGTTAGACCCATCTCTATACGTGTATCTTCTTCTTCCTCTTCTTCAGAGAGTATTAGCTTACCGTCTTCGTCGTACTGGAACTCATCAGCCTCTAGTGTATCAACTACAGAGTCATCTTCTAGTGCATCATATACAACTACTTCTGGTAACTCTGGCATAGGTTTTACATAACCAGCACATGATGGATCAGACTGTGGGTCATAGCATTTGTCTAACCTGTAGGTATATATAACAACTGCATCTTCCACTCTGCCCTCTCCCTCCACTTCAATCGAACCCGTACCCCAAGATGAAGCTGGAATGTTTGAAACTGGAAACGACTTTACAATGGTATTACCAGCTACCCCCGACCAGTCATCTGTTTCTCTGAAGATATATCCATCACCATTAGCATTAAGATTACCAACGTGTACCTTCATGTCTGCATCTGGATCTTTTATTGTAGTGTATCTATATAGAAGTCCGTTTATGTCTACACCAGCAATGCTAGGTAAGATACTATCCATACCCCAACCTAGAGAAACACTAGCGGCATTACCTGTTGTCCCGTATGTATAAGGCTCAGAGTAACAATAAGAAGGCAAGGCTACTAAAAATAACACCCAAGCCAATCTTCGTCTCACCATTTTCATCGAACATCCTCTCGATTACGTTGTTCTGGTCGCGTTCTATAGCTTCCTCGACTGCTTCCATTTCCCATGCTAACCTAGCTTTATCCCCCACCAATCCATCCTTGGGACAGGGAGTACCCGCGTTGAGCATTGCGTCAAACACTCTTTCGTCCTGACACATTACAGATACAGCCGCAACCTTCATTCCCATATCATACATAGTCTTAGCGTTCTTGAGCTTCTCACAGTTCATGTCACGTACTGTACGACCAGCAGAAATACCAAGTATCTGTGTTTGCACAGCACCAGCTACACCTACAGTACATAAGTCAGAGTTACTTGCACTTATCTGTGGTGATATAGCTGAAGGTGGTGGACTGTTAATGGTAGTCTCCATATTGCCATCAGAGGTTATTGTACTATTACTGTCGGTGTAAATCGTATCGTCAGCATATACAATACTACCGATTAGTAGGGTAAGTAGTATAAGTAATGGTTTCATTTTCTCTCCACGAGTCTATCTAGCTTTTCCTCTATTCTATCAAACTTACTCATTATTTGACCAAGGACTTGATTTGAGTCAGATTTAGTAACATACTCTTCTCTAGTCCTGTTTAAGAGTATACGTAGTCTATTCAACTCTATTACATACCCCCTTAATACAAAACCAATAAAGCCAACACCTAGTGTTAGTACACTACTCCATAGATCAGTTATTTCCATTATTAAGCCTTATATACTTTTATTATAGCGAAAGTAGCTAGGTCTCCAGATATAACATCTCCGTATCTAATTGTAAGACCCTCACTTGACCAAGCCTGTAATTGAAAGGACTTAGTTCCAGCTATAGTAAACTTCCCACAACCCTGAAAGTTTAAATTCTGCCAGTCCCCTATTTTCATTTGTTGACTTGCTCCTACACTTACATTGTCTGTAACATTTCTAAATCTTACTCCTACTTTATCTGCTGTATCTGAAGCAACCCTTGCTAGAGGTAATGTCCATTCAACATAGTAAGTTCCAGCAGGTAAATCTATCTCGTAGTTTGTCGTATCTGTTGCCGCCCCAGATAAGTCTGATATTAGAGTATTATTTATAGGAGTTTTAACCCAAGTGTTTAAAGCACTTAGACCTGTAGCTGAATAAGTAGATACTGAATCTGTAGCTACCCAGACAGGTGCAGTTGATACCTGAGAATCAATAACTGATTTTACATTAGCTGGAGACACAAGACTTTGTGTAGTACCCGTACCAGCTTGCCAAGTAGCTGTAGATTGATCTCCTATTATACCTATCTGTGTACCAGAAGTATTAGAAACTATAGTATCATCAAGTATTTTATATAAGTTGTTAGATTGATCTACGTAAGCTACATTTATCCAAGCACTGTTACCTTCGTTTCTGATCTTAAGTAGATTGTTTGTTACATCATACCAAAATTGGTTTGCGTAAGTTGTAGATGGAGCTGAAGTTCCACTACTGTTGCTTGCCAAGGCTTGTAGCCCATTGTTAAGGTCGGCTCTAGCACTACTAGCTGTTTGGTTTGCGATTGAAAAGTCATGTTGTGACATATATTAATACTCCACTGTGGCACTAAGTGCCGATATGTTGGGTGTTATCTTAGCTTGCGTATTTGCAAGTATAGCCCTAAATTGTACATAGCGACCTACTATCTCGCCTGAGCCTGTGACGAAGGATGCGTTATTCATTTCAGATACAGTAGTACCAGCTCTTGCTTCTATCGTAACAGAAAAGTCATTAAAGTTTGCTGTTTCATTTGTCCACGTATCCCAATTATCAGGCCATGTGTCCCAATTATTAGGTATGTCATCCCAGTTAACTTCTCCGCTTACAGCATCAAGATGTTTACGTGTAACTGTAATAGTAGAAGATAATCTAACAGTACGTGATGTACCTACATCAAAATAGTCATTACCGTTATGATCGAATACATATGTACCAGAAGAATTTGCGTTAGTGAAAGAAGTCATAAACAACTTACCACCAGAGACAGTTAAGTTAGTTTTAGTTCCGCTAAAGCTAGTACTTTCTGTATGTGTTTGACTAGCACCCAAAGTAGGTAACTCACTAGGAGTAACAACTGTTGAAGAGGATGTAGTACTCTCGTTACCTGTCTTATCTATAGCAGATATAAAAAACTTACCAGATAGAGCAGGGTATGTTACAGATGTAGCAGGTCTAGCTATTTTATCTACTATAGCTAGAGTAGAAGAGTCACCAAAGTTAGCTGAACTATTAGAAGAATAATATAACTTATAGTGAGATAAATCTAAGTCTGAAACAGCGGGCCAAGCAAAGAATATTGTACCGCCAGATAACTGATGTGTTAGAGTGCTAGGAGAAGAAGGGGGAGTTGTATCAGAAGTAACATTAAATGTAGTTAATACTGGATCTCCTCTAAAACCAAGAGCATTAACTGGAACAACACTTATTGTATAATTTATAGCTGGTTCATTTATCTGAGGTACATCTATACCAACTATCTCAAATCTACCAGCTGTATTAGAATCACCTATAAGTATAGACTGCCCAACAGACTTAAAGTCTTGGTCAGCTGTCTTTCTATATTTAACTATAACTGAGTCTATTCTTTCTATAGAGTCTGTAACAATTTGAGCAACAAGTACGTTAACTACATTCTCATTAACTTCTCTATACTCTTGTGTTATACTCACACCTATATCTGGCACTTCATCATAAGTTGTTAATGTAGTATTGTTACTTACTATAGTATTCTCATCTGAAACATCAAATCCAAATGCGGCTGAACTACTTTCCCTTAAGGACAAAGCAATTCTTATGTCGCCCTCATCTGGGTTAGGAGCTAGTTTCCAGCTTGTTACTTCAAAAGTCTTTTCATTACCTGTAGACCAACCATAACGTTCATTTCTTAACTTTATAAAGTCGCCTACCTCTATGTCAAATGCGTTCATACCAAACTCTGCACTTAAGCTAAGTTGCTCACGACTTCTAAATAGTAGTTGTTTAGCTAGTCTTTGTGCAGTTATAGAGCTTGTAGTAAAAGGTAATTGTAGATCAAGTACAGTTTCTTCTCCTCCATCTTCAGCTAAGAAAACGTTAGAGTTTACTTGAGGGTAGTCTGAACTTATATAATCAGATGAAGCATCAATGTATGTTCCTCTTACAGCATTAAAGTTATCTCTCATAGATACTTTAGTGTCTAAACTTATAGGACTTCTAAAGTCGTCTAAGGTCAGAGTTTTAGTAGGAGTTACAAACGCTCCAGCATGAAGCCTCCAGTAACCAGAACCCCAGAAAAGAGATCCTCCACAAGTAGAAACCATACTATCTAATACTTCACCATAAGATTGACTGGCGTTTATAACACCATCTACAGTATACTGAGCTTCCCCATTTGATAAAACAGTTGTGTCATCACAAACAGTTGCCGCCGCTTCAAAAGTAGTGTAATCTATAGCACTATCAGAAAAACCATAAGATGCTTTTAAGAAGTCCCTCATAACCCAAGCTGAGTTGTTACTAAACACTGGGGTTTGCTCTACTCCGTTAACTGTCTTAGTTATCTTCTTACCTTTTATTAAAGCAGTAATAGTAGGAACACCATCAGTATAAGCATCTTTATCGTACACTAATCTACAATATAAATAAGCTAAACCTTTACCTATAAAGTTTGAGTCTGCTGTTGTCTCTGCATGTAGAGTTGTAGCCAGACTTTCACTAGAGTTAGCAAAAGTATCAGTAGCACTTGTTTGATCCCCTAGATGGAAATATATCTTCAAGTAATCATCTATTACATCAACTTCAGTTGTAATAGGTACACCATCAACTACACTAGTAGAAGTCTCTTTTCTAGTTCTTCTGTAAGGACTAGTTGTAACTGTCTCATTAGTCATAGATACAATTTTGTCGTTTATGTATATGTCACTTATCTCGTGTATTTCGTGAGCCGCTAAAGTTATTATTTGGTGTAGTACTTTATTGTTTGTACCAACAGTTTCTACGAATGTAACTGTTCCACCTTTACGTACTGTACCGTATACAAACTGAGCAGGGGCAATAGCAGATCTACCATTGACTAATAAACCCTGAGAACTATTAGGATTCATATCTGGCTTAGGCATAAGAGCCGCTATAGCCGCTGAAGTAATCATAGATACAGCAATAGAGC